CAACCATAGATGCCAATACAGCTATGAGTTTTACAGCAGTTTTTGCTTGTAACAGGGTACTTTCAGAAACTCTTGCCAGTTGTCCTATATTTTTATATGAGAAAGACAGTAAAGGTAATAGAATTCAAGTTACAGATGCTCCAGAATATCAGTTGATGCATTATAATCCAAATCCAGAAATGACTCCGGGTCAGTTTAAGGAAACAGGAATGAGCAATATGAACTTAGGAGGAAACTTTATAGCTCAGAAGGTATTCAATCTCCATGGTGATTTATTAGAACTCAGACCTATTTTATGGAACAGAGTAAGGATTGATATAGATAAAGACACAGGAAAGCTGCTTTATTTTATTGATGGTAAAACTGAGCCGAAGACAAGAGATGAAATACTGCATATACCGGGTTTAACTTTAGATGGTTATATAGGAGTAACACCTTTAACTTATGCGGCATTAACTATTGATATTGGATTATCTCAAGACAAATTTGAAAGAAATTTTTATCTTAATAGGGCATCGACAAGTGGAATATTTCAGTATCCTAATGAACTAGGAGACGAAGCTTTTAAGAGATTAAAAAAAGACATAAAGAAAAATTATACGGGACTTTCCAATGCAGGAGTACCAATGATACTTGAGGGTGGAGGTCAATTTAAAGAAGTTACTATGAAACTTACTGATGCACAGTTTTTAGAATCCAAGAGATTTAGGATAGAAGATGTATGTAGAATATTTAGAATACCACTTCATTTGGTACAAGATTTAACAAGATCCACGAACAATAATATAGAACATCAGAGCCTAGAGTTTATTGTTTATACTATGCTCCCTTGGTTTAAAAGATGGGAAGAAAACTTGAATTTGCAGCTGCTTTCAAATGAATCAAAAAGAAAAAATAGATATTTCGAGTTTAAGGTGGACGCACTTTTAAGAGGAGATGCCCAGACTAGAGCTTCAGCTTATGCACAGGGCAGACAATGGGGTTGGCTAAGTGTAAATGATATAAGAAGACTTGAAAACATGGACCCGATTGAAAATGGAGATATATATTTACAGCCTTTAAATATGAGTGAAGCTGGTACTGATGATATAGAAAATAAAGATAAGGAATTGGCAGAGAAAATATATGAAATGATTTCAAAGGGCGGTGAGAAACATGAGTAAAGGTAAGAAGTTCTGGACATTTAATGCAAAAGAAAATAGTAATGAAGGAGAACTGCTTTTATATGGAGATATAAGTGATTCTACTTGGTGGGGAGACGAAATTACACCTAAAAATTTTAAGGAAGAATTAGATTCACTTGGGGATATTAAAACCTTAAATGTTTATATAAACAGCGGCGGCGGTGATGTATTTGCAGGACAGGCGATATATTCAATGCTAAAAAGGCATAGTGCAACAGTTAATGTTTATGTGGATGGACTTGTAGCAAGTATAGCTTCAATAATTGCTATGGCAGGAGATAACGTTAAAATGCCTAAAAACGCAATGCTTATGGTGCATAATCCTTGGTCTTTTGGTATGGGTAATGCAAATGATTTTAGAAAATTAGCTGATGATTTAGATAAAGTAAGAGAAAGTATGATCTCAGTATATGAAGATAAAACAGGAATGGAGAAAGAAAGTATAGTTGAACTGCTGGATGCAGAAACTTGGATGACAGCAGAGGAAGCAGTAGAATTTGGCTTTGCAGATGAAATTGAAGAAGAAAAACAAGTAGCAGCTTCGTTGAATAATAGAATATTTGCTATTGATGGATTAAAAGTTGATATTACTAGATATAAAAATCTTCAAGTAGGCAAAATTCAGTTTAAAGAGTCAATTCCAAGTGAAAGTAAAGTTAATAAGATTAAAAAAGAACAGCCTGTTAATATAGAAGAAATTAAAGAAAAAGTTACAGATAATAATAAAATTTCGGCAGCTAAGGATGAAAAGCAGGTTCCTATAGATTTATATAAAAAGTTAAATGAAATTCATGAGAGGAGATTTAGTATATGAGTTTAAAAGAAATATTAAAACAAAAACTTGACTCACAAGCAGCTATAGTACAAGGCGCAATTAATGCAGCAAGAGCAATGAATGAAGAGGAGCAAAAGTTATATGATGATTTAGAGGTAGAAATTAAAAATCTTGAAAAAACAATAGAAGCAGAAGACAAGCTAAAAGAAAGAGAAAAGCTTAATAAGACACCAGTCAATGAACCTATATATGCTAAACCTAAAGATCCTAATGAAAAGAAATGGAAAGGCGGCATGGGAGAATTTCTTCAAGCTGTAGCAAAGGCATCTTCACCTGGTGGAATAATGGATAATAGACTCATATATCAAAATTCAGCATCAGGTTTGAATGAAAGTGTAACGTCTGAAGGCGGCTTTATGCTGGAAAATGATTTTATACAGGATATGTTTGATGTTATGATGTCAGAAAGCCAGGTTGCAAATAGAATAAGGATGATTCCAATAGGTGCAAATACCAACAGACTCAGGGCTCTCGGCATTGATGAAACCAGCAGGGCTAACGGGAGCAGGTGGGGTGGAGTCCAGGCTTACTGGATAGCTGAAGCAGAAACTGTTACAAAGTCAAAGCCTAAGTTTAGAGAAATTGATATGGCACTTCAGAAATTACTGGCACTTTGTTATGTTACAGATGACTTACTTCAGGATGCAACAGCTCTTGAGGCAATAGTAAAACAAGCTTATGCTGATGAAATGAGCTTTAAGATTGATGATGCAATTATTAATGGAAGTGGTGTTGGAATGCCGCTTGGGGTGTTAAATTCAGATGCACTTGTAACTGTAGCAAAAGAGAAAGATCAAGCAGCAGGAACTATAAAGTATGAAAATATACTTAAAATGTGGAGTTCAGTGCCTGCAAGGCTTAGAGCTAATGCTGTGTGGTATATTAATCAAGAAATAGAACCACAGCTTTACACAATGGCACTTAATATAGGAACAGGAGGAGCACCAGTATTTCTACCGTCTGGAGGAGCTTCAAGTTCACAGTACAGCACTCTTTTAAATAGACCAATAATTCCAATAGAGCAGTGTTCTGTGCTTGGTAAAAAAGGAGACATCATACTTGCAGATCCAACCCAGTATATAGGAATAGATAAAAAAGCACCAACAGCAGATGTATCAATACATGTGAGATTTTTATATGATGAGCAGGTGTTTAGATTTATTTATAAATTCAATGGTACTCCTTATAGAAATAAACCAATTACGCCTTATAAGGGAGCTAATTCTTTAAGTCCATTTGTTACTTTGGCTGACAGATAAAAAATTGTTTATATAAGTGATGTATTAGGCTATAATATAATAAAAAATATTATTTGTTGGAGGAATTATTATGGAGAAAATAAATCAACAAAATAACTTATATGAACAATTCCTAAAATATTCATATTGGGATTTAAAAGAACTATTTAAAAAGGCAAAAACAAAAGAAGAACAAGATTTTTATATGAATCTATCAAATATGGTGCTGCAAAAAGAACAAAAAAGGATAATAGGTAAATAGAGATGGCTACGTATACCATATTTGCTGGTGTTAATGGTGCTGGAAAGACATCAATATATAAATCCATTTATTATGAAAGAAATAAAAATGAAAAAAGGATAAATACAGATGAGATGGTAGCAAGAATAGGTTCATGGAAAGATAGCAATCTTCAAATTAAGTGTGCAAGAGAGGCTGTAAAACTTATAAATTATTATATTAAAAATAATATATCATTTAACCAAGAAACTACTCTTTCAGGTAAAAGTATTGTTAGAAATATAAGAAAAGCAAAAGAAAAGGGATTTTATGTAGTTATGAATTTTATTGGAGTAGATAGTCCTGAAGTTGCTAAAGAAAGAGTTAGAATTAGAGTTTTAGAAGGTGGGCATGGAATTTCAGAAGAGACTGTGGAAAGAAGATATTATGAATCATTAGAAAATTTAAAGATATTGATGCTTGTCTGTGATGAAACAAATATATATGATAATACAAAACAAATTGAGGAAATAGCCTATTTGATTAATGGGGCTATTAAATGGAAAAGTAAAAATATGCCTAAATGGAGTAGGAAAATTCTAAAGTGAAACTAGCTTAGTATATTGAATATTAAGCTAGTTTTTTATGTTCAAAATATTAATAATGTATAATTGAGGGAGGTTATTACAATATGGCAATAATTGAAAAATATAAATTAGTACAAGCATTTGAACCAAGGACGACAAATGCTGCAATAACAAGTAATTATATAACTTTAAAGAATTCTATTACAGCAACAGTTGTTGTAAATTTAGCTCAAACAGTGGGGCATACAACTCAAGTATCTTTATATCAAGCACAGGATATAGAAGGGACAGGTGCAAAGCCTTTATCAAGTGATGTCCCTATACTTGCAAATGAAGATGTTTCAGCAAGTGATATATTATTAAGGCAAGCAGATGGAGTAAGCTATACTGTAGTAAATACTGCAAAGAATAAGCAGGTAATATTTCACGTTGATCCAGCTAAACTTGATATAAATAATGGGTTTACTTGTTTAAATGTGAGAATTGGAGCTAGTTCACAGGCTACAAACTTTGCAAGTGGCGAATTTATATTGGAGAACAAATATGCTGGGGATGAAAAAAATTAGATATTAGTTGATTAAATTTTGGGGAGCTATTTAGGCTCTTTTGTTTTTTGGGGTGATTTTATGGCATTAAAAATTATAACACCACCAGCAGCTGAACCCATAACTTTGGAGGAAGCAAAACAGCATTTAAGAGTAACCGGAAGTGATGATGATATTATTTTACTCAGCATGATCAAGCAGGCTAGAGAATTTTGTGAGGACTTTCAAAACAGAAAGTATATTACTCAAACTTTAGAAATGGTGCGGGATTATTTCCCGGAGGATAATTGTATTTCATTTAAAAACTGTTCACCAGTTCAAAGTGTAGAAAGTGTAAAGTACTATGATGCAGGTGGACAGGAGTATATATTTGATTCAAGTAATTATATTGTTGATACAGATAGTTTTGTTAATAGAATTGTACTTGGATACTGTAAATTATGGCCAACAATAGCATTACAAACTGCTAATGCTGTAAGAATTAGATTTACAGCTGGTTTTGGAGATAAAGGAGCAGATATTCCAGAAACAGTTAAATGGGCAATGATTCTTCATATGAGGCTTCTCTATGATGATTATAAGCCTGATGAAAGAACTAAAATTGAAGAAGCAAGAAACTCATTATTGAGTATGAATAGAGTGATACCAGTATGAGAACTGAGAAATTGAAACATAAAATAATCTTTCAAAAACTTACAGCAACTACAAATGAAAATGGATTTGAAGTTGAAATATGGGAGGATTACTCAACTGTTTGGGCATCAATATCAAATTTGATGGGAAGAGAATATTTTGCAGCTGCAGCAGTGCAGGCAGAGAAAACTGTTAAATTCACTATAAGATATTTACATGGCATAACAGATGATATGAGAATACTGTTTGAAGACAAGCAGTACAATATAACTTTCATAGATAATATTAAATATAGAAACAAATATATAGAAATAAAAGCTTTGGAGGTTGAGAATAGTGGGTAATATAGAACTTATTGGTGTTGATGAAATATTAAACAAACTTCAGCAGATAGGTTCAAATGTAGGAAGGCTTGAAAATAAAGCATTAAAAAATGCGGCAGAACCTGTACTTGAAGATGCAAAGACAAATGTTCCTGTAAGAACCGGAAAACTTAAAAAAGGTCTTAAGATAACTAATGTTAAAAAGAAGGAAGGGGTAAAGTACATCCTTGTAGGTGTGGATAAAGGAGACAATTCAGAAATATTTTATGGAAAATTTATTGAATTTGGAACCAGTAAAAGAGCTGCACATCCTTTCCTGCAGCCTGCTTATGAAAAAAATAAAGATGATATAAAAAGAATTATAGCTGAGACTCTAAAGGAAGGATTAAAGTGATAAGCAAATTAGTAGTAGAAGCTTTAAAACCTCTTAATGTACCTGTTTCATTTCAAAAGTATAAAGGGAAAGAAAATACCTATATAACTTTTTTTAATTATCTGGAACAGGGTGAGCAGTATGCTGATAATGAAGAAAAAGCTATAGGATATTATATTCAGATAGATGTATGGAGCAAAAACGATTATACAGAGCTTGTAGAAAAAGTAAAAAATGTTATGAAAGCCGCAGGGTTTATGAGAACTTCCGCGGCTGATTTATTTGAGGATGATACTAAAATATATCACAAGATAATAAGGTTCTTTATTCATATGGAAGGAGGACAATAATTTATGTCAGAAATAGTAAACAGTGCTCCTATAGGAGTAGAAAATTTAGTCTATGCAGTTTTAACAGATGAAATTGCTTCAATTTATGGTACGCCGGCTTTAATTTCACCAGCAATAAATGTAAAAATAAGTCCAAAGAGCAATTCGGATACGCTGTATGCTGATAATAAAGCTGTAGAAACAGCTACATCATTAGGTGAGATAGATGTAGAAATTGAAACACAGGATTTACCACTTGAAGTACAGGCGGCACTTCTTGGACATACGATTGATTCAACAACTAAAGTTATGTGTTCTGATGTTCAAGATTCAGCACCATATGTTGCTGTAGGCTTTAAAATTAAAAAAGCTAATGCCAAGTATAGATATGTATGGCTTCTTAAAGGCAAATTTAGTGAACCGGAAGAAGAACATTCATCACAGGAAGACAAAACAAAATTTCAGACACCTAAAATTAAAGGTACATTTGTTACAAGAACTGATGGCAAGTGGAAATATACAGCTGATGAAGATAGTGGATTTACAGGTGGAGCCGCATGGTTTGGCAGTGTATATAAACAAGTAACGATACCAGCGGCACCGACTAATCCAGTACAGGATGATATAGCCAATACTTTTGGATGGACTAATGTTAGCGGATATGATAATACATCAGATTATGAGTACAGTACAGATGGAGGAGCAACATGGTCAGCAGTAACAGAAAATCCACAAAATGTTGGAAATAGTGCTTATGATTTAGGAAAAATACAAGTAAGGGTAAAGGCAGATGCGGAAGCTGGCAGATCAGCGGGATTAGTATTAAGTTCAACTTTAGCATATACTGCAGGTTAATTTATCCGATAAGTAAGATTCATTGATAGGGGGGTAAAGTCTATGGAGATAACATTGAACAATAAAACTTATGTAATGCCTAAAGTTAAAACAAGAATGCTTAGAAAGGCTATTGAAATTAACGAAAATATAGATTTTAGCAATATGAAGACAAAAGATTTAGATGGACTTGTGGATTTTATAGTGGAGCTATATGGTAATAAATTTACCAGAGACAATTTTTATGACGGACTGGATGCAGATAAACTGATAGAAACTCTTAACAGCAGCATAAACGGAATAGTGGGAAACCTGGGAAATAAATTAAATGAATTCCCAAACAAGTAGGCGGAGAAGCAGATGAAAAGCTTTCTCCGCTTGATTTTATAAAGGAGATCTATTCTAAGCTTTTAGAGCAGGGATGGACACTAAATGATGTTGATGAAATGGATATATTTTTTTACTTTGATATCTTAATTTACAGGGCAAATAAGAAATATAAGCAAAATTTAGATGCCATTTTAAATATATTGTAAAGAAGGTGAGAGAGTGGCTGAAGAACTGGGAAGTCTGGCTGTGAAGATAGGACTGGATTCAAGCGGGTTTCAAAATGGCATAAGCAGTATCAACAGAAATCTAAGAGTGCTTGACAGTGAATTTAAGGCAAACACTGCGGCACTTAGAGAAAATGGAAAAGGTCTTGAGGGACTTAAGCTGAAATCACAAAGCCTTTCAAAGCAATTGGATCTTCAAAAGCAAAAAGTAAGCACCCTTGAAAATGTCTATACCAAAAGTGCTGAAACTAAAGGTAAAGACAGCAAAGCCACCCAAGACCTTGAGATAAAATTAAATAAGGCAAGACAAACCCTGTCACAGATGGAAAATGAACTTTCAAAGACCAATAAACAAATAGAGACACAGAGCAGCAGATGGACTTCTTTAAGTAAAAGTTTGGAGAATATAGGAAGTAAAATGAAATCCATAGGTGACGGACTGGCAGGTGCGGGATCTAAACTTTCACTTGCAGTAACTGCCCCTATTGCCGCCGCAGGAGCTGCAAGTGTAAGGCTTGCCTCAGACACAGCGGAGAGCATGAACAAAGTGGAGGTTGCATTTGGAAGCATCAGTCAAAAGGTAAAAGACTGGTCGGATACCACTTTAAAAAGCTACGGCATAGCAAAGGGTACAGCACTTGATATGTCAGCTCTCTACGGAGATATGGCAACAAGCATGGGATTAAGCCAGGAAGAAGCTGCAAAGATGTCCATGTCCCTTGTAGGACTTGCCGGAGATCTCTCAAGTTTTAAAAACATAGATATAAAGCAGGCGGAGGAAGCTTTAAACGGCATATTCACAGGAGAGACTGAGAGCCTGAAAATGCTGGGTGTAGTTATGACAGACACAAATCTCCAGCAGTATGCCTATTCTAAGGGAATACAGAAGAGAACCCAGGATATGACCGAAGCGGAAAAGGTACAGCTCAGGTATAACTATGTCTTGGACAAGACAAAAAACGCCCACGGCGATTTTGAGCGTACAGGTGCAGGCACTGCCAACCAGATGAGAGTATTTCAGGAGAGTTTAAAGGAGCTTGGTGCTGCAATGGGACAGAATATACTCCCTGTAATAACTCCCATAATTGCTGCATTAAATGAATGGATACAGGCATTTGGAAAACTTGACCAGGGTTCCCAGAGGATAATACTAATCACAGGGGCATTAATTGCTGCAGCTGGTCCGGTTCTTGTTGCAGTTGGAAGTGTGATAAAAGCTGTAGGTGAGATATCTACAGCCATTTCTAAGGTATCAGCTGCCGCAGGAAAATTGGGCGGCATGTCTAAGATATTAGGAATGGTGTTTAATCCCTGGGTTATCGGCATAGGACTTGCCATACTTGCAGGTTATGAAATTTATAAACACTGGGATGTTATTAAACAGGGAGCTTCTGACCTCTGGAACAATCTTACTGCTGTTTTTGAAAATATCAAAATGTCTGTATTCGGTGCCTGGGAAAATGTAAAAATTGTTACACTTGCTGCCTGGGAGACTTTAAAAAATACAATGATCAGCGGTCTTAACAGCATAAAGAGTTTTCTGGAGCCCGCTTTGAATTTTTACAGGACAATATTTCAGAATACCTGGGACATTATAAAAAATGTTGTTTCAGGAGCGGTTCTTATAATCCTTGATATAGTTACCGGAAACTTTACAAAGCTGAAATCTGATACGGAGCATATATGGACAAATATAAAAACGGCTTTAACAAATATATGGGAAACCATAAAAAATACTGCTGTAAATGCCTGGACCAGACTTAAAGAATCTGTGACAGGCTTGTGCAGCAGTATAAAAGAAACTGTGATTAATATTTGGAATTCGGTGCTGTCCTGGTTTTCAGAACTTCCTGGTAAACTTTATAATTACGGTTCAAGCATGTTCACCAAGATGAGAGACGGAGTTAAAAGCACCATAGGAAGCGTAAGAAGTTCCATAGAAGGCGGCATAAACAGCGCACTAAGTTATCTGGCAGGTTTACCGGGCAGAGCATGGAGCTACGGAGTGGATTTCGTAAATGGAATTGTTAACGGCATAAGATCTGCCATAGGAAGGGTAGAAGATGCGGTAAGTGCTCTGGCTGCTAAAATAAGAAGCTATCTTCACTTTTCAGTTCCGGATGAAGGACCACTTACCGACTATGAAAAATGGATGCCAGATTTTATGGTTGGTTTAGCAGAAGGAATAAATAAGAGCAAATACATTGTTGCTGAGGCTGTAAATGGATTGTCCTTAGATATGAAAGTGAACTCTAATATAGGAGAAATAGCAGTACCCTATAATAATTTAAATGAAAATGAAAATCTAAACAATAGAAGTGGAGTTATTTTGCATATAGATAACTTTAATAATTATACCCAAAAGGATATAGAACAGCTGGCCTATGAACTGGAGCTTTACAGAAGGAAAATTTCTATGGGAAAGGGAGGAATTTAGAATGCTTAGTTTTAACTTTGCTGGCAGGAACAGTTATGATGATTATGGCATTTTAATAGCTCAAAGACCAGTTATTCCTTCTCCTAAACGCAGAGTAAATATGATAAATATTCCCGGAAGAAATTCTAATTTAAGGTTTGATGAAAAAACCTATGATGATATAACACTAACGGTTGAGTGTTCAGTAAAGGATACGCAGAATCTTGCAGATAAAATTGATGACATAAAAGCCTGGCTTTTTACAGCAGGCGAGAGTGATTTGATATTCAGCTTCCAGCCTGATAAGA